TGTGGTTTTACAGAAGCTCTTTGAAATCCAACTATATTATTAGATGCAGAACCAATAACAGAAGAACCAATAGAAGAACCTCCGGTCAAAAAATTCTGAAACCCCTCAGAAGTTCCTCTTTGATTTCCTGTTATTGCCTCTGGATTTAAAACAGAACTAACTGCCATTTTGTTGTTGTTTTAATTTTTCTTGTTCAATATGTTGTTGCAATAATGCCACATAAGAATCTCTTTCCCAAGGCATCATATTTTCAATCTCTGTCAAAGAATATTTATGAAACTGCATCAAGGCAAAATTAAGTCTGAAGTATGACTCAAGTTCCATATGAGCCATACTCAACCGAAAAAACTAGTAAGTCCCTCCAAAATAATTTCCTCATCAAGACCCGTATTTGGATTTTTCACTTTAATTGTATGAGAAAGTTTAGGCATTGTCTCAAAGAATTTCTCAATCATTTTGAATTGATTTGAATCCATACTTTCAATAAATTCAATCAATTCTTTTTTAGTGCAATCTGAAGCAGACCAAGCATCATCATCAGTATAAACACTTTCAATGCAAGATGAGATAATATCAAATGACTTTTCAATATTTGATGCACTTTGTTCACTGTTTGAAAAATCAAAATTATTTTTAATGAACTGTTCTAAAGAGGGATATTTCATCCTCAAAACTAGTTTTTGGTCCAGTTTAATGTCTTTAGTGTGTTCTGGATTTTTCTGAACATTAATTTCATCAATATAAACTGTAACTGGAATTTGAGTCTCACCATCAGAACAAGTTACAATTAGATTTAACTTTTCATCAACAGATTTTCCACGGACATTTAAGAAAATATATTCAATATCAAACGTTGGAAGTTCTTCTATTTTTATTCCTCTTGTTATAATGCAATCTTTTAAAACTTGTTTAATTGCATTAGTAATTTGTTTTGTATCCTGACTCTCTAGAGCAATTATAAGAACTTTTTCTTCCTTAACTAAAAATGGTCTATATTTAATTGCTTTTCCAGTTGAAGGTAATACCAACTCATATGTTGGAGTCGAAATCTTTGGTAAAGGCATAATTTATAATACTATTGTTTTTTATTTATTGTAGAGATGAAACTTCTCTAAAAGTTCCATAATTGTGTTCATAAACGTATCTTGAATAATTAAAAGATACTGTTGCTTTTAAAATTGTACTCCCTTCATAAGAAACAGGTATTCCTGATATATTAACAGGATATGCATCTATCATTCTATAAGTGATTGTTGGTATATTGCCTAACTTTCCACCACTTTCACCTGGTTTTTCTCTAAAGTTTCTCTCAAACTTTGTTATAGATATAATTCTTCTATAAGTGTTTGGATATTTAAATCTAAAGAAATTTTGAGATTCTTTTGCATTCCCCTGACCCTTTGGATTGGCATTAATTTTTCCACCTGCTTCATAAAGGGGATTGATATAATTCATCCACTCTTCAAATAAACGAAGAATTTTATAGTCGTTATCAACATAAAAAGTAATTGTAAATTCATTATACAATCTTTTATTTGGAATTTTTTCTGTGATTCCTTGATATGAACCAGACTCATCTGCGGTATTAAAAATTGCACCAGGTATTGTTGCTTCTGCACAATAAAAATCATATTTTGCATTTCTGGATTTACTATTTGTCAATCCACATTGATTCAACCAAGTATCAACATTGTCACCAATTTGAGCATCAACAAGATGAAGTGAAACTTTAAATTGACTAGAAAGTGATAACTGTCCAAATAAATCTATAGCACCAGGAAGAGATGTGCCCGAATCAATATCTTCAAATCTTGGGGTGGACATTTTTAAATAAAGAGGTCCTATTCTAGGTTGTCCTGCTCCTTGTTCAGACATCTATAAATACTTGAAGTGCTTATACTATATGTATGATGGATAACGGAAATAAGTCTTATAAGCAAGGAAAATATAGACCAAAGCATCCAGAAAAATATGACGGAGATCCCACAAGAATAATTTATAGGTCTTCCTATGAATTAAAATTTATGCAATATTGTGATCTCACAGAAAATGTAAACTCTTGGAAATCCGAAGAATTTTGCATTCCATACATTTCACCAATTGACGGAAAAGTTCATAGATATTTTCCAGATTTTTTTGTAAAATATAAAGACAGATGTTTAGTGATTGAAATAAAACCAAAAAGAGATTTAAAAATGCCAGAAAAAAATCCAAAGAAAAAAACTAAATCTTGGGCATATTCTGTCAAGACGTGGGCAATCAATCAAGCAAAATGGAAAGCAGCAAGAGAGTGGTGTGAAGATAGAAAATATGAGTTCAAAATATTAACAGAAAAAGAACTTGGAATAGAATTAAAATGATAGCAAAAAGTATAATACAAAAGGCAGGGTCAAAAAACAGAGGCAGTGATTGGTGGACCAATATGCTGATGAATGAATTGATGCAATATCAAAAGAAAAACGTTAATGAAATGGATACTCGTTTCATTGTCCCTGGAAATTTAGTTTTTTTCTTGTATTCTGCAAAATACCCACAAAAATATCCATATTGGGATAAGCATCCACTCACTTACATCATAGAAGTAAATCCAAGAGAAGGAACTTTTTTTGGGTCAAATTTACATTATTTAAATCCGCAATATCGTGGAGGTGTTGCGGAATCTTATCTAAATAAAGAAGGAATTGTAAATGCACCTAAAAAAACATTACATAAATATTTGTTCTCTGGTGTTATGAGTGATTTTTTTAAAGTTCCTCAAAAAGAATGGAGAGAAGTTTCATTACTTCCAACAGAAAAATTTGTAGATAAAAGAGGACAACCAGTATTCAAAACAAAAGTTTGGGACGCACCATAAATGGCATTTCAAAATATTGGAAAAGATCCATATTTTTCCACAAATTATGGTGGCAGAGCAATAGACTTTGTTTTGGAATATGACCCAACAAATGGAAAAGTAAATTTAAAAGAAAAAGGCATTACTTCTATTGGAACTTATCCAATATTTTCTGATGGGACGTTCAATCAATCAGTTTTAGATCAATTAAATATCAATACAAATCAAAGAAATTCATTATATTTGGGAATTCAAAAAGACACTTTGAATGCTCAAAGAGCAAATGGTGGAAATGCAAAAGGAATTGTATTGCCATCTTGGGCACAAGCATCTCAACAAGGAAAGCAACCAGGAGCAGCACCAGCACCACCAGGAGTTGCACCACCAAGTGCAACAGCAGCAATTGGTAATATATTTTCACCAGGTCTTAATATAAATATTGATTTCAGTGATAATGCAAAAAGTGTTTATGGTGGGATAACTTCATATCCAAGAGACATTTTAAAAACAAGTCAAGATACTTTAAGAATAACACAATTTACATATCAACCACCAAAGGGTGATATTTTTGCAGCATCCAATATAAACGTTGGAGATATTTTAAAAGAAGGATTGCAAAGAGGAACTGCTTTAAAGGATTATATTGGAACAGTAATACTTCCAATACCAAATGGAATTCAAGATTCCAATAATGTGAATTGGGGTTCGGATGAAATGAATAATCTAACTACTGCAGCAACTGCACAGGTTATGAGCACTTTACCACAAGCATCTTTAGGTGCGGCAGCTGCTGGTGCTCTTTCTAGTTTTACTGGGATTCCAAATGTGACACCATATGCATTATTGGCAACATTAGCATCTCAAGGAATCGCAAGTCCAGAAGTTCAAGCACAATTAAAAACAGCGTTATCATCTTTAATTTTAAAAACAGGTGGATTTGAAGTTCCACCAGAAACAATTTTATCAAGAGGTTTAGGTGTTGTTCCCAATTCTAATATGGAACTTTTATTTAATGGTCCATCACTTCGTCAATTTACCTTTGCTTATAGAATGAGTCCAAGAAGTGAACTAGAAGCAGCAGATGTGAGAAAAATAATTCGTTTCTTTAAACAAGGAATGGCAGCAAAAAAACAGAATTCTCAAGGTGGTTCTGGGGCAAGGTCACTATTCCTCGGAACACCTAATGTCTTTAAACTTGAATATAAAACAGGAAATGAAGATATAGCAGGATTAAATAAATTTAAAATATGTGCTATGACTGGATTTACTGTCAATTATGCCCCTGATGGTGAGTGGGCAGCATATGATAAAGGTCAACCAGTATCGTTAACAATTAATATGGGATTTCAAGAATTGGAGCCTATTTACAACACAGATTATCAAGAAACTGGTACATTAATTAAATCCAAAAATGGTGATAATTCACCAGTCAAACCAGGAGATGTTGGATATTAAAAATGACTTACTTCAAAGAGATACCAGATCTACTTTATCCATCACAATTCCCAGATAAAAATTCAAGTGATGATTACATCAAAGTAAAAAATATTTTCAAACGAGCTAAACTACGTGAAGATATTGCAAATGCGATTACTTCCTTTAATTATTATCAAATAAAAGATTTTGAACGACCAGATCAAATTGCAGAAAAATTTTATGATGATTCAGAATTGGATTGGGTGGTATTAATAACAAATAATATCATAAATTTAAATTCTGACTGGCCTTTAGATAATGAGTCTTTTTATAATTATTGTATTGACAAATATGGAAGTGAAGAAAAACTCAATGAAATATATGGTTATGAAACAGTAAAAATTTCGGATGAATATGATAGATCTGTTGTAGTTCCAGGACTAATAGTAGATCCCACATATGTGAATAATTTTAATACTTTAGAAGGAAGTGTTGAATATAACCTTGAAAATTTTCCACCTCTAGAATCTGAAGTGACTGTAGATTTGAATCAATTCAATGACATTGTTGGAAGAGATGGACCAATTACAGTAGTAATCACAGATATCAATATAGAAACTTCAATATTATCTGCACTAGGAAGAAGTGGAGATATTGATATTCAGGTAATAAACACATTGACACCCTGGCCATCTGGTTGGGGTGGATTTATTGTAGTAAATAAAAGAGATACATCTACTATAATAATTGAAATTGAAGATTTTATTGGTGAAGTAGATATCACCCTTACAGAATTATTATATGAAATTGTAGGTGAAGAGGTTGATGGTATAATAGTTCCAATTTTTAGATTCAAACAACTTTAAATAAAATGAATACCCCAATAGAAGGATTAAAAGTAAAAATACAAAAATTTGGATATAGATCAGATTATATCAATAGTGAAAATAGCATTGTAGAAGTTTCAGACCAAAGTAGAGAAATTACAAACTATGAATATGAATTAAAGAAAAATGAAGAAAAAAGAAAAATACTAATACTCAAAAAAGAATATTTAAGTGTCTTTTTGACAGAATTTAAAAACTTGATGAGGTACGATAAAGGGACAACAAATTACATAGATGAAAAAACTAAAAAAGTTTTTACTCAATCGAATAAGTAAAAAAAAAGACCCTCATTTGAGGGTCTTTTAGTATCAAGATTCAGCAAGTTTTTGGAAATAACTTAGTGCGTCATCTTCCTCTTCATCATCAGATTCATATGAAGATTTTGAAGAAGAAGTAGCACTATAAGATTTTTCCTCTTTTACTACTTCCTTTCCAATATTATTCTTCCAATCATCTTCTTCATCTTCAGTAGATTCATCAATAGATTTGCTCTTTGGTGCTCCACGAAGACCAAGAACATACTCAAGACGTTTCTTCAAATCTTCATATGATTTGAACTCATTCAAGTTTGTAAATTCATTCAAATCATTAAGAGATTCATAAACTTTTTCCAACTCTTCTTCATCTTCTAGGAGAACAGATGAAGATGCAAATTCAGATTTATCGTAATTCCAATACCCATCTTTTTTTACAATTTTGAGTTTGAAATTAGCACCCTTCCAAAAATCAAATGGATTGATTGGTTCCTCATCATCAAATTCTGGTTGCATTGCAGCAGTAATCTTATCAAAGATTTTCTTACCGAATTTATAAAGAAAAACCTTACCCTCATTCTCTGGATTTGCAGGGTCCTTTACAACGTAAATGTTAGAATAGTAAGAAAGTTTACGCTTCCTATCCCTAACAATATTTTGATTATCTTTACTTCCCGTATTCCACAAATCACGATTTGCTTCACAAATCGGACAAGAAGAACCCAAAGTAGTCAAACAATTATCAATCAACCATCCACCAGGACCTTTGAATGCGTGAGACCAAACTTGTGCCCAAGGGTATTCGCATCCTGTAGGTGCAGGAAGAAATCGAATAACTGCAGAACCAACCCCACTTTTATCCATAGCAGGTTTCCAAAAACGTCCATCGTCTTTGGTTCCAGAATCATTCAGTTTCTCAACTTGTTTGATGAGTTTCTCAGTAAGAGAACCCATCTTTGATTGTTTTTTAAGATCTTGAAAACTCATTAGTATCCTCGTATTTTAGTATTGAACGTATTTAACGTATGGTGTGTGAGCACTGCTCACGGATTAATTGTAGCAGAATCAAAATCAAACGTCAAGGGTTTTTTCAAGTTGACTTAAAGACTTCTCCATTTTGTCAAAAAAGACATCAATGGTTTCATTTTCTTTCAAACCAAATAATTTTGCAGATTCGACAATTTTTTCTTTCATTTCAATTGCTTCTGGGTCATTCGATAGAGATATGCGAAAGATAAAAATTTTTTGCTTTTCCAAAAAGGTTCTCATTAAATTGAGGTGTTCCTTTTTTTCTTCATTGCTGTAATAGGGCAACTGAAAAACATCATAAATGAGTCTCTCTTGCATTTTATCAAGTTCTAATATTGATTCTCTGACCATTTCTGAATCAAAAAATCCACTCATAAAACAATCTCCTTTAGTGTTTTTTTGTATTTTGCTACATCAATATTTAGAAATGGAGTATATTTCTTTATTTTTAAACTTACGGTTTCCCACACAGGATCAGTTAGTTTAGAATCAAAATCTTTTACATAATTTAGAATTGCATCCAATATTACCATTGTCTCCAAAGTAATTGCTTTTTGTAGATACATTTTTAATAGTTCTGGATGCTGTCCTTTTTTGCATTCAAATAATTGATTAAAGTTTTCCTTATTAATAAAAATATTTACTTCAGTTTGAAACAAATAAGAAAGACTTTGTATTTTTTTCATCCATTCTTTATAAGTGCTTTCACCATTTTTAATAATCTCACCTATCCATAATGTTTGCGAATCACTACACTCTACAAAATTTGCGACAAAGTAGTATTTAATTTCATCATCACTTTTTTGTCTAGATGTTTTCTCAAAGAAAAATCTATCTTTTCTTTTATGAAATGAATCTAGTGATGCCCTTGATTTGCCACAGTATTTAAAATAATCATATTCTTTTTTTGTAAAATGATTTTTAAATGCCAAATAATTTTTATAAACTTCAAATGGTGTCACATTTCACAAAGGCAATTTTGCTCTAGTTGTTTTCTTAAGAAAATTAAGTTCTATAGCATCATTCTTAATTTTTTCTTTCAATGGTTTTGAAATTAATTTTGATGCAGTTTCAATTTCAATATTGTTTTCCTCACAATAGCAAACAATAGCATCGATATAGTTAATTTTTGATGCTTTAACTATTTTTTCTATTTCTTGTGCAAATCTTTGAGAGCATAAAAACTTGCTCTCTATTTCTTTTTTTACTTGATTATTCATACTGCTGAAGTTTATCTCTAACAAATTCTCTAATATATTCCCTGAGAAGTTTGATGTATTTTGCTTTGTCATATTCTTCATAAACGATACATTCTCCATTTTCACATGCCATTATAATGACTAATTTTTTTACTATTATACCAGTTAACTCGTATAACATACAAGCATATGCAACTGCTTGAACAAAATAATGCTCAATCCAGTCTACTGGTTTTGGTTTTTTGGATGTCTTAAAATCTATAATTGCCAGTTCTCCATTGTATTCTGCAATACAATCAACAGTTCCAGCAACTCCTAACACTTTACTATACAAAGAGTTTTCAAGGGCATGAATATTATTTATATTTTTTAAATATGGTTTTGCAATTCCAAAAAGTATCTTAGACATTGGGAGAATGTCATCAGGAAGTTCTGAGTTTTTTAGATAAGATTCACAAAGAGTATGCATATCAGTCCCACGACTTGTTGCTTTCTTTGTAATTTTATCTGCTTCTTCTTCTCCTACTTTTTTTCTCCAGTCGGCAAAAAATTGCCTGTTTTTATGACTAGTTACAGAGGTAATAGAAGCAAAACGTAAAACTTCTTGCGTATCAGGAATTTTATAATATCTAACACCATCTATAGTCTCCCTTTCAAGTTGAGGAAGATTCAAATCAATATGTTTAAACATTAAAATCCTGCTTCCATTTTTGCAATAATATATTCTTTTACAATTCCAGAACGAACGATATCATCAATTCCAAATTCAATCACATCAAAAGAAGGCATTTTTCTTACAATGCTCATAAAATCACTAATACCATTTCTTTCATTAGTTTTAACTAAATCAGATTGTGTTGCGTCTCCACAGAAATTAATTCTGCTATTTTCTCCAACACGAGTAATAATAGAATCAAGTTCGTGGAAATTTAAGTTTTGAAATTCATCTACAATAATAATAGAATTATCTAGTGTAGTTCCACGAATGAAAGAAGTGCTCCAGAACTTAATTGTCTCTTGTGCTTTTAAGTTCCCATATAACATTTCAAAATCAACATCACTTTGCATCTGGAACATATACTTTACCATATTCTTATATGGTATTTGATAAAGAGCAGATTTATCATCATGATCTCCAGGAAGAAAACCAATTTCACGAGTTGATACTAGAGAACGAACAATATAAATTTGTTCATACGGTGTGGTATCATCAAGAACATCTTTCAACGCATTGTATAGAGTAATAAAAGTTTTTCCTGTTCCTGCGCAACCATACGCAATAATATTTTTTAAATTTGAATAAGACTCAAATAAAATTCTTTGATTGTCAGTAAGTGGTTCGATATCTATTAGATAATCAGCACTAATTGGTTTTTTCCTTTTAATTTGCTTTGCAGTCATCCCAATTCCAATTGGATGATTGTCATTATTCCTTCTTTTTCTTGCCATTTTTTATACTGGTTTTACGTTTGAACCTGGAACTTTAGAAACTTTTCGGAGGACATCATTCCATCCTGGATTTTTGTTGACGTGTTTACTCAACAAATCACCAACTTCTCCAACATTCATTCGTGTTGGAATAAGTGGGTTAATATGAGGATTATCTTTAAGAAATGGTTCTTTTTCTGCCATATACATCCACTTCTCAAAGATTTCCCCAGTCTCTGTATTTTCAAATCTATATGTGGGCATTGTCTAAATGATAATGTTAAAAATATTTATTCTATCATAATAGATGGTGCATCATCACATTCAATACAATCAATGCATTCGTTAATGTCAGGATTTTTCTTTAAAAACTCTTTAAATTCTCCTTCTGTTAAAAGAACTTTAAAAATGTGACCAGTCAAATGATCTTTGACGCACCAACTTTTCATAATTGTTTATGGAGATAACCTTGCTCTATGTAGACGCTTTTCTTCGTAATACTTCCAAACATTTGGTGCCCATTTTTCAAGGTGAGGAACAAACTGTTCGCATAGTGCTTGAATTTCTAGTTGTGCATCCATCTTTGCTCGAAGATCCATAATATGAAGAACAGAACGTAAGTTAAAAGAAACCACAAAGTTCTGACGAATTGCTTGTGCAAGATAGTCCCTAATGTGCTCTTCACACATTCCTTTTTCGTATTTTGTTGCATAACGCTTACAACCTTCGTAGATAAAATCTAATTCATCAGTATAGTCTTGAATAGACCATTCATATTTTTTACCATAACGATTCGTATAAAATCCTGGAGGACGAACATAGAAAACATCTTCTGGTTTTAGTTCACCATTGGCAACTTTAATTACTCGTTTTCCTGTATATCTTTGAGACTGAACATCAAAGGAAACTCCTACTCTGTGGGTCCTTGCTTGCATTGCAACGTTGTGGACATACCCAGAAACGGAAAATGTAATACTAGGGTGTTCTAGTGGTCCCCAATGACCTCTCTCATTTGATAAAAGACTTTCAACAACCCAAGCACCACATTTTGATGGTAGTGGAATATTTTGTTTGTGAATTGGTGTTTCCGAATAATCACATTTTGCTGCCTGAAAAATTACTTGTTCTGGAAGTGTATAACATTGCAGCATAACAACTTCAAGATTTTTATCAAATTCAAGTAGATCCTTTGCTTTAATTGGTTTCATTTTTTTCCAAATCCTTTTGATGTTTTTTCTTCAAGTATTGCGAGTTCTTTTTTTAACATTCGCAGTTGCTGTTTCATCTCTACAATTTTTTCATCACCATAAAGATGTTCTTGTTTTAAAAGTCTTTCAAGTAATTTTACAAGTTCTTTTGCTCGTTTAGGCATTTAGTTCAGAATCCTCAAAAATTTCATCATAATCTAAAATTGTTCTTTTCCTTACTTCTGCTTCTGTATATTTTGGGGCAGAAGTATCAGAGTATATCTCTGCCTTTAAAGAATCAACCAACAATTCTAAGTTACGAGTAATAAGTTTTAGTTTTTCTTTATCCATAAAAAATATTATTCTCTTTATGTATCATACCACAAAAAAAGGAGGGTATCAACCCCCCTTCCTTTAGCATTAAGCAACTTGAGATTGCTTTGCCATATTCAATTGTGCTTCTTTAAGAAGTTTTTCTTTATTTGCTTTTTTCTTTAAATATCGAACAAAGTAAGCATTCATTTTGAACCCCCTTTGGACTTTTCCATATGGAGTTTGTTTCCATTTCCATCAACATAAAACATTGACCCACGATAAATTTCTACGTGAGGTTCAATTATAAATGTTTGATTTGGACGATTTGAGGTGTCATATTCAACACCACGATACACAACTTTTGACATTAGGTTTGCTCCTTTACTTTTTAGGTATTGGTGCGTTCCTTCAGTCGGCTTTTGCGTCTATTTTACACTCTTTTGGTGAGATCTGTCTGATCTCCAAGATAAGATCATTACGAGTCTTTTTAGGCATATTTTCCTGAAAGACTCTTTTAGCAATCAACTGTGCCTGAAGACAAGTTAAGATGAGTGCTTCCATAGATGAACGTTCCGTTCCGAGTCGGCCTACTTCCGTCTACTAATACAAAATAGCAGATGAACGTAATTTATATATATACTTGTTTTTGTATAATTTGATACTATTTTTTCTTTTTTTCCAATCTTGGTTGATATCCGTAAAATTTAGAACTTACTTTACCATCAGTCCATTTAATTGATTTAATATTTTCTGCACCATAATTATCGTGATAATGGTCAAAAATTTCAACTCTACTGGAAGATTGTACTATATCATATTTCAATTCTTCCTTCACATTATAGGTCACCAAATAAGAATCCAAAGGCAATGACTTATCCTTTGAAAGAGACATATCACAATCTTTATGAATAATATTCATTATAAGTTCCTTTAACCTCTGTTGCCCCAAACAATATCTGGATATGCTTGAGCAACAATTTCTTTAGTAATTTTATATTTTTCTTGAAGTCTTTTATCTTTCACAAGACAAAGAATTTCTGCTTCTAAAGGATGTATTCCTTCTAGAATGTTAATAAAAATATTTTCTCTTTTAATTCCGTTCATAGAATCGTTGCCACCTTTTACAAAATTATAAAATTTTGTATACTCTTTTTTTATAGTAGAGTGTCTTTGATCAACAGCACCAAGAGAACCATTTTTATCCATTTGTTTAACTGCCTCATCAATTCTTTCTGAAATTGTAGAGGTCTTCATTGAATTGTCACCAAAATAAGGAACATCCCCTGGTGGGAGAACTGAAACCACTGTCTCGTCAAAGTTCCAAATAAAGATTGCTTTAAGAGAATCGTGTTCGTATTCCTTTAAAATCTCAATCTTTTTTTGATTAGTTCTTTGCTTTGATACAAGTTGAAGAATCTCAAAAACTAATGCATTTGGTGGCAATTTCTCTTGTTCTGAAGAACTAGTCGTCGTCTTCTTCCTCGTCTTCGTCGTTGTCATAATCGTTTTCAAATCGTACTGCTAAGATTTCGTCTGGAATTATATTTCCATTATCATCAAACATTTCTGGATGAACATAAACTTGTTTAATTTGTGTCTCAAAACTATGAGACCTAGTTAGCCAACCTATAACTCCACCAACAAATAAAAAAAGAATAGAGACCAAACAGAATAGTGCGAGTTCTGATGCTAACATTTTATTAATCCTCCGAGAGACTATCTTTATTTTTCACCATTATTTCAATTTTGAAGTGTATGTCTCTCTTAAGGAGAGAAAATAATTTTCCAAAACTGAATTTTTTTGATTCATCTTTTGGTTCTAAATTTTCCCTCCTTTTTTTGCAAAGCATTAATTCAACGCCACGGTTTATATCATTGCCATTAGAATTATTTATAGTTGTCATTACAACATATTATTTTCTTGGAGATATTTAATTGTATCAGAACATCCCCCAATATGATTGGCATCATAAACTACTTGAGGAAAAGTTGAACCTTGCCCAAACTCAGAGTAAAATTCTTCTCGACTAAAATCGACCCCAAGTTCATAAGTCGTTAAATTTGATTTTGTTTTAGATGCAACTTCACCCAAAACAACTTTGATCTTGTCGCAATAGGGACATCCAGACCTAGAATATACAATAAAATCCATAAGAATAACTAAAAATTAACTATTTTTAAGAAGCATTATTTCTTCTTTCTTTATATCTATAAAGATTTGTTTCCTCTGGTTTTTCAGCAACCATCCAATCAAGTATAGCACTCATTCTCGATTCGGTAAAGAATTCTTGTTCCCTATACCATTGTTTCCAATTTGTATGTGATTTATTTCTATTACAATTTTCACAACAACAAACTAAATTTGTTAAAACATCAGTCCCCCCTTTAATATGAGGAATGATATGATCTATTGTAAGTTTTTCTGATGAGTGGCAATATGCACATTTATTTCCCCATTTCTCCCTTATTTGTTTTTTCCATAATCTTTTTGCCTCTGAAGAACTAGTTGCATAAAGATTAAACAAATATTCTTTTGGAGAATGAAGAGGTCCCATAAACTGCTGCGACTTATTCTTATTTATTTCTAGTTCTGATTACTTGAATTAGTTCACTGAGAGTAATATAAATGTAATAAAACTCATCATAGTAAGTAATATCTTTATCTCTCTGGAGATTGGATAGAATTTTTTTTAGCACAAGCACTCCTTGCCCAAGCACGACTTAAACTATTTACATAAGAACAAGACTTTTGTTTTTTGCCACAATGGGGACATTTTGCATCTGGTGGATCTGAAATGTATCCTTCTGGAGTATACATTTTTCTTTTTCTTTGATTCTCTAATCGTTTTCTTTTATAGTAATTCACACAATTACTGGTTTTTGTTGTCCTTCTGGTAATTTAATTTGAGGTAATGATTCACCTGGACCATTACCTCCTTTTGCATACTCTGGTTCAGAAGAACTGCCAGTACAACCTACAATCGTACTTGTAGGAAGTGCTTTCGGCATTTCAATATCAACTACTTGACCCATCATAAATTTGTTTCTTGTGATGGTGCGGTTCTGTGGATCAAAAGAAACCATCACAAGAGCATCCACTTCATCACCACAATCTACAATTTTCCTTCCAGTTTTTTTATCAATAACTGAGAAATAATCTTCACTGTTGTACTTTTTCATTTTTTAAAGTCTTTTGGTTATTATAGGAAATTTGTGGTTTTCTGTAAAGACCTGGCCAAGTATCTCTTATAATTTCCGCAAGTTTATGTGGAGTTTCTGAAGTGATCATTTTCAATGTCTTTGAGTAGTATAATCAATACCTTCGAGGATAGTATCTAATATTTGTCCATATTCTCTAAATCTTCGATCTCCTGCAATAAAACGACGCTGACGCATCCATACAGCATCAGCAAGAAGTTTAATTTGCTCTTCTGTGAATGTTAATGTTTTCATTGTCATAAGGTAGCATATCTTTATGTAGGAATATTGTAGATCATATATGATAAAAAAGACCCCGAGGGTCTTTGCATTTCCGCAAGATATCATATTTTTTTATAAAGCATTTCCACGAGGCAATACCTCTTCTGGAAATACAAACTGCTCATGAGGTTGATCTACTGGTGCCATCCAAGCACGAAGACCTTCATTCAAAAGAATATTCTTTGTGTAGAAGGTTTCGAACTCAGGATCTTCTGCTGCTCTAATTTCCTGACTTACAAAATCGTAAGCACGAAGATTAAG